GAATGCGAATGCTCACTTTTTTATGGTATATTAATGATGTTGAAGAAGGCGGAGAAACACAATTCTGGAAAAATGTTAAAATTAAACCTACTGTTGGTAAACTAGTATTATTTCCAGCGTCTTGGACATATCCACATAAGGCTAATATACCTATATCTCACGATAAGTACGTTATTACCGGATGGATATATGATTATTGGTAATGTTTTTTATTTTTCTTACTTATATTCTTTTTTTTTGATTTTATTTCTGATATACACACAGATTATCGCTCTACACATATATAACTAATTTACAATAACAATATAAAAAGACACTGTGTATATAGTATGTGTACGTAGTGTAAATAATGTAAATAACTCTTTACCCGGTTAGCTCAGTTGGTAGAGCGCACGCCTTTTAAGCGTGTGGTCGTGGGTTCAAGCCCCACATCGGGTGATTTTCTGGAAATCCAAGACAGCCTTAGTGTCTTTATCTGCTCTCATAGCTCAGTTGGTTAGAGCATCGGTCTTATGAGCCGAAGGTCAACGGTTCGAGCCCGTTTTTGAGCATCTACGACCCGAATACGTCGTTAAACTATGTTCATCCGGGTTTAGCTCAGTTGGTAGAGCAATTGACTGTAGTAGTTTTGTAGGTATCGATAGGTCGCCTGTTCGATTCAGGCAATCCGGAAAATGCACAAATGTCCGAGTGGTCTAAGGAGCCAGACTTAAGACCTGGTAGCATAAGCTGCGTGGGTTCGAACCCCACTTTGTGCAAATTTATTTTACAATAATTCTAATACTTTCTGTTCTTGTGGCTTAGTGGTTAGAGCGTCGGTTTTACACGCCGAAGATCCGCGGTTCGATCCCGCGCTGGAATAAAAATATGATTCTTCATGTTTTTATTTTATACATTTGGCAATTTAGCTTGACATTAATATGATAATAAATATGTTTTATTATTATATACTATCCAATTTATGTCGTCACAAAATAAAAGGTCCCGACAAGAATCAAATGATGGTTATGAAACAGATACCACATTACCAGATCCGCCGGATACTCACAGCGACACTCAAGACGAATATTATAATTCTTTACTGCAACAAATTAATAATTTAAAAACCGAGGTTTCACGATTAACAAGAAATACATATAACACACCATCTACCCCTCCTACAGTGAAAGTTAACCATAGTGGCAACAGTTTGTTCTATTATAAAAAAGTAAACGACCTATATACTGAACCTGGAACTAAGTACACCGGTGACCTTTATCATTTTCTTCCACTTACTAGTGATGTTAATGATGATGCGGTTTCCCTATATGATTCAAACGGCACCGAAATGATGAAAACAGAATTATTTGGTGGTAAAAGACGACGAACAACACATCGTAAAGCTAGTAAACGCGGCGGTAATAATAAAAAATCATGCAAACGAACTAAGAAACGTTAAAAATACAACATACAAAATTGTGGCCCCATATAATCATAAGTTCCCACTTATGATTATCACTCTTTATACCCAATTCCTAATTATATATTTATCATATTAGGGTCGGCATCTATCGCCAAATAATGAGTCCCACCGAATAGTCCCACAAAATCTGTGAAATTGTATGCGATTCTTTAAGTCGTTCTTTCAATTTATATAGTTGTCAGAAAAAACACAAAATAAAAAAGTGTTTCATATATCAGAAAATGGACATTCTGAAAATGTCCATTTTTGAAAAGTTCATCCATTTCTTTTTCCGAAAAAACACGAAAAACCAGTTGTGACCATAATGCAGTAAATCCCGATTTTCTAAAAATTATTTGTTACTGAAAAAAAAAAAGTTAATTTTCGGAAAAGGATTTAGGGGTTTTTTATGTAACGATTATATAGGGGTAAAATGATGACAAATGATGACAAAAAAAACCCCAAAAAACCCCTAGAATATTTATGTATAAAATGCAACTTTAAATGCAGTAATAAAAAAGATTATAATAGACATCTTTCTACCCGTAAACACCAAATCGTTACAAATAATTACACAAAAATCCCCTTAGCATATATATGTGAATGTGGTAAAAAATATAAATACCGTCAAGGCTTATCAAACCATAAACAGAAATGCAATTACGATGAATATATTAATAATATGTATGAAGAAACACCTGAACCAATTATTGCAACTGCATCACAGGTTGAAATTGGTACTCAACCAAATATGGTTTTGGAATTATTACGTGAAAATCAAGAATTTAAACAACTTATGGTGGAGCAAAATAAACAAATGCAGGATACTCAATCTCAGCTTCAACAGTCAGTTGCGCAAAATACCGAATTACAAACCCAGATGGTGGAACTGTTTAAAGAAGGCAAAACTATAAATAACACAACGAATAATAATCAACAGTTTAATCTTAATTTTTTCCTGAATGATACGTGCAAGGATGCAATGAACATAACAGACTTCCTCGGTAATCTGGATGTGCAACTAAACGAAATAGAATACATAGGACATCATGGGTATGTAAATGGTATGACAAAGATGATTATGGAACGTTTAAAGGGTATGGATATTACAAAACGTCCTATACACTGTACAGATATCAAACGAGAAACTATGTATATAAAAGATAAAGATGAATGGAGTAAAGACACTGAGGAACTAACCAAGTTACGTAAGATATTAAACCGAGTTACAATGAATAATTGTAAAACAATTCCAAAATGGAAATCCGCCCACCCAGATTGTGAAATAATGGAGACTCGTAATAATGAATTCTGTTATAAAATGATGAGATTAATGTTAGGAGATGTGGAAGAGGCACAAATCAAATTAGACAACAAAATAATCAAGACGTTGTCAAGGGAACTATATATACGCAAATAACCATAAAAAACTATATACATAATGAGTTGGTGTAGGATTATTACATATGTCGGCGATATTCTTGTTCAAATTCTTCACCCTCTCTCCCTCCTATCGTCTGCCATATCTTGCAAATAATCTCTTACATCTTCTCCATTATCCATCAGGTAATATGAAGCTGGGTGTGGGTCTACTGGTTCTTTACTACAATAAGCACGACAAAATGGACACAAATTGTTCTTTCTTATTATTTTATCCAAGCATTCTTTACAGGTTTGATGTTTATTTTCACAACCTGTTTCTACTATTTTCTTTTTATGATGCGTGCAAATAACACAATATTGCAAACCCAAATCTTCTTCACATACAGGACATTCTGTTATATCATCACTACATTCAGGACATAATTTATGTTTTGATTTACAACCACAATTTGTAACCATATCATTTTGTTCACAATGAGAACATTTTTTATAATGTTTGAGTTTCTTTTGGTGAGTTTTGATTTCATTTATTTTATTATAAATATGCTCGATTGAATCCGCCCAATAGAGTGAGAAATATTTCACTTTATCGCAGTCGTCTTTTGCATCCTGAAATATTTCAAATAATGCTTTTCCTTTTTCTACATCTTCATTTGTAAAAGAAGTCTGCAATGCGCCATCAACTCGGCTCTCGTTGACACTTTGATATGCATCATCTTGTATTTTTTGATATGTATGAATTGCCGGGTCTACAATATTTTGCTTAAATTGTGTTATAAACTTCACATATTTAACAAATTTGTTTTTAAGATTTCGCAATTTCGTTCTATTGAAAATTGTATTAATATTTACATCATAATACAATTTTTGAATACGACAGGTCTCGTTATCGTTAGGGAAACCCCAACGTTTTTCTTCCATATTTGATTCTATATTGTTGATATTGACATTGTTGGTCTTAAAAAAAAGTAATATCTAATCAATTTTTTACGCACGTACGTACCAGTTTTTATATATAAATATTGTTACGACAAATACCGCATAAATGACCAGTGTTTTTATTATTATTCCTGTTTTGAATAACACAATCTAAACAAAATGTATGATTACAAGATGTTTTCACTATGCTCTTATTTTCCATTGACTCATAACAGATTGCACAATGGTTACTGGTATCGGCTTCCTCTTTAATTTTATCGTTTAAAATTCGTTGTAGGTTATTTGCTTTTTCTATTGATATAGATATATCCATCTGTATCTTTCTTGTAAAATAGTATCGGTTATGATCCGCCAATACCCGCTCTGCATATAATTCGTATTTTTCATTCATAATTGGTTCATTGTTAATAATGAAAGTATCTGTCTACTCACATCAATTTTCTGTATTTGTAATAAAAAATTGATATAAACTACTGCACATATATATAATATACTCAATAAGAATGCCACAATCTGTAGATGCAACCCGCAAAAACCCTCCACGGTTAAGGATTGTCCCTGAAAAAGAGGAGGTATTGTCAACAAACGAAATGGTTCTTAATTCATCCATTGAACATTCTATTACAAAATCATCATTTGATGAAATAACTACGTATTATGATACAGTATTTAATATAGATAAATCCACGTATGTTTCGTCAAACGATGAACCGACTCCTATGAATTGTGTGAAAGAATTAATTGACACCATACCTACAGAATTTTGGGAAACACCCGATTTACAAATACTTGATCCGTGTTGTGGAAATGGCAATTTCGGGGTGCATTTGTATCATAAATTAGTCCCACATCATTCTACGCAGTCAATCTTAGAAAATATATTGGAGTTCAATGATATTAATGGGCAAAGATTGGATAACGTTCGTAAGATATTTGATGTAGAAAAATATCAATTACAAATTACGCAACAGGATTTTCTAAACACGGAATACAATAAAATGTACAATTTGATTGTTGCCAATCCACCGTATGCAAAGCTGTTGGAAAATGGTAAACGCGCGTCAAAAAATCACAATCTAATCAAAGATTTTATTAAAAGGTCGTTGGAATTATTGAAACCCAATGGATATTTGTTGTTTATTACACCTGACAATTGGATGTCATATGCAGACAGAAATGAATTGATTAAGATTCTTACACAATTACAAATTGTTCGTCTTGATATTCATACAGCGAAGAAATACTTTAAAAAAATTGGATCCAGTTTTACTTGGTATCTCATACAAAATCGCCCAGCAACCGATAATATTACTGTTTCTGGAATATGGAAAAAGGCGGAATATACAAGCAGTATCCCATCCATTGAACGTAAATATATACCATTGTTGTATACAAATGAGGTTTACCGTATATTGTCAAAAACGGTTGATGCAGCTGAGTTGGAAAAATATAAAGTAGAAACGAGCAGTGATTTACACCGATATACAAAACGCGAAATCATACGCGACGATGCAGATGATATTTACAAACATCGGTTAATCCATACAGCAAAACAAACATGTTATGCATCAAGACCTCATAAATTTCAAGAAGGGTACAAGGTGTTTATTACTACAACTGACAAATATAAGGTATTTGTAGATGATTGCGGAATGACACAGTCAATTGTATTCATACAGTGTTCGGGTTTAGAAGACGCAAACCGCATCAAAACGATTCTTGAACACCCGCTGTATGTATTTATAAATAATTTGTGTAGATGGGGGAATTTCAACAATATTCGTATATTGCAGAGTTTCCCGATTCCATTGGTTGATTCGTATGATGAAACCGCAATTTATAGACATTTTAATATTACCGACGAAGAAATCAAGTTCATCAATGAACATTAAACAAAAACATAATAAATATATGTTATTACATTATTTTAACATATATTATGGAAAATCGCCCCGATTGGAATACTTATTTTAAAGAAATTGTACAGGTCACATCAAAACGTTCACCATGTGACCGACTGAAAGTGGGTTGTCTTATTGTAAAAGATAACCGAATTATTAGTCAGGGTTATAATGGTTTTTTACCAGGGTGTCCCCATACAAGTATTGTACGAGATGACCATGAACAAGCAACAATACATGCCGAGCAAAATGCATTATGTGACTGTGCAAAACGAGGCGTTTCATGTAATGACGCAACCGCGTATATAACACATTATCCCTGTTTGATTTGCACACGGCTATTAATCGCGTCTGGTATCTGTGAGATTAAATACATAGATGATTATCGTAATGATGATTTGGTAGAATATTTTATTACACAAAAAAACGTTGCGTTATCTAAGTTGTAAAAAAAATACAATATGTATCTTATTTTTTATTAATATTTTTTTTATTATTCTTTTTTGTTTTTCTTTTTACAGTTTTTTTTCTTAATTTTCGCTTCTTATTTGTCTTTTTTATTTTACCACCTTCTCCAAGATACTCGCTTATTTCTCTTGACAAGGGATGATAAGCTACTACACTTAAAACTTTATTATTATCTTTATTTCTCT